GAGACGATCTGGGCCGACCCCGAGTCGCGCAGCGAGGGCGAGCTGGTCGACGCGCTCACGAAGATGCGCACGCTCGGGGTTCCGCTGGAGGCCCTGTGGGAGCGCTGGGGCGCCTCGCCGCAGCAGATCGAGAAGTGGAAGAACCTGCTCGGCCTGCCCGACCGGCCGCCGCTTCCAGCCGCTGACACCACACCGACACCGAACACGCCCGCCGCGAGCGGGCAGGGAGGCTAGGCGCGATGCCTGAGCAGACCACGGCCACGGACGCGAAGTCCGAGACCGGCGCGACGCCGGAGGCCGAGCACGAGGAGTCGTCACGCGACGACTCCGGCAGCACCGACGACTCCGACCTCAAGCTCGGGGACGCCGGGAAGAAGGCCCTCGACGCCGCCCGCCAGGAGGCGAAGCGGCACAAGGCGCGCGCGGATGTCCTGGAGCGTGAGAAGCAGGAGCGCGAGGACGCCGAGCGCAGCGAGCTGGAGAAGGTCCAGCGCAAGCTGAACGAGGCCGAGGGCAAGATCGCGGACCTGGAGCGTGGCGACCGCGCGAAGCGGGCAGCGATCGAGGCGCAGATTCCCGATCTCTGGGACCGCCTCAAGGGCGACACCGCGGAGGAGCTGGCCGCGGACGCCAAGGCGATGGCCGAGCGCTTCGGCCCTCGCAAGGACGAGCGCCGTGACCTCGGCTCCGGGCCGCGCGATGCGACCCCGGCCAAGGGTAACGACGCGATGAACGAACGCATCCGGCGCGCAGCTCGCCGGTAGCACGAACCCCGCCCGGGCGCGATGCCCGGACGGCGCGGCGCGAGGCCGCCTTCACGTAGCTCGACTCACGAGGAGGCCTTGTGGCTACCTACGACTCCATCATCAGCCGCTCCGACGCGGACGCTCTGATCCCCGTCGAAGTGGCGAGCGAGATGCTCCAGGCAGCGATCGGGGAGAGCGCCGCCCTGACGCTGTTCCCCCAGGTTCCGATGTCCGCCAAGCAGCGCCGGGTTCCGGTCGTCTCCGCGCTGCCCGTCGCCTACTTCGTGAACGGCGACACCGGCCTCAAGCAGACGACCGAGGTCAACTGGTCCGGCCTGATGCTGGAGGCCGAGGAGATCGCTGCGATCGTCCCGATCCCGGAGGCGGTCGTGGACGACGCCGACTTCGATGTCTGGGGTGCGATCCGGCCCCGGCTCGCGGAGGCGATCGGCCGCGCGCTCGATGCGGCGATCTTCTTCGGGACCAACAAGCCCGCGAGCTGGCCGCAGGCGATCGACGCGGGTGCCCGGGCGGCGGGCAACATCGCGGCCCGCGGGACCAACACCCCGGCCGAGGGCGGCGTGGCCGGTGACATCAGCGACCTGTTCGGCGTCGTGGAGGCCGACGGCTACTCCGTCGACGGCCTCGTGACCAAGACGCTGTTCAAGGGTCTGCTGCGCAACGCGCGCGACGCAAACGGTGTCCCCCTGACCGAGGTCTCGCAGGGGTCGATCTACGGTGCCCGGATCGTCTACGCGATGGCGGGTCAGTGGCCGGCCCCCGCGACCGGTGCGACCGAGGCGATCGCCGGGGACTTCACTCAGGGGATGCTCGGCGTGCGCCAGGACATCACCTACAAGCTGCTCGACCAGGCCGTGATCTCGGACGACACCGGGAAGGTGATCTACAACCTCGCCCAGCAGGACATGGTGGCGATGCGGGTCGTGGCCCGCTTCGGCTTCCAGGTGGCGAACCCGATCAGCTACGAGGCCCCGAACGCGGCCACGCGCTACCCGTTCGCGGTGCTGACCCAGCCGTAAGCGGCTGAGGAAGGAGAGGCATGTTCGCAGACACCCTGGAGGCGTTCGACCTGGAGACCGCGACCGAGGCGGGCTTCTTCGGCAAGCGCGTCGACCCGACCCCGAATCACGCCTACACCGTCGAGGGCGCTGGGGCCGGGGAGGCGACCCCGGAGACCGACGAGACCGCCAAGCAGGCGGCCGTCGATCGGGCGGCTGAGCTGGTGGCCGAGAACAGCGGCACCGGTGCCAGCGAGGCACCGGCCGCGGCCAAGACCAGCTCCAGCTCCAAGTCCTCCTAAGCCGCTCTAAGGCCGCGGGCCCGTGCCAGGGGTAGTTCCCCCTGGCGCTGCTACAGGCCCGTAGAGCGGCCGGAGAGAGCCGGACAGACCCACGGGGGCGGGGTGCGCCCCAACCGACACCCCGCCCTCGGGAGAGGATCGCATGAGCACACCGCCGACCACCCTGCCCTGGGCGCCGACCCCAGACGAGGTCGCGCGCCTGCTGCGCGCTCGCACGAAGGACAGCAGCGGCGCCGAGCTGGGCGAGTGGACGACCGACACGCGGCCGACGCTGGAGGAGGTCGAGGGCCTGATCGACCAGGCCGTCGAGCTGATGGCGGCCCGGGTCGGAGACGACGAGCTGCCCGACCCCTGCGCCGGGGGCGCGCACCGGCTCGCGGGTCTGCTCGCCGCGATGCTGGTCGAGCTGAGCTACTTCCCCGAGCAGGTCAACTCCGACCGCTCGGCCTACACCGAGTACAAGCGTCTGTACGACGACGGGATGAACGCGCTGGCCGAGTGCATCGCCCAGGGCGGCGACAGCGGCAAGACCGGCCTCGGCTTCAACTACGCGAACGTCCCGATCATCCCGGAGACGACCGCCCGCCTGCTGGCCGGGGTCGGCGGCTGGGAGGGGATGCTCGGTCCCTGGGGCGACATCGGCCCCGACCACTGGCCCGAGCCGGAGAACGCAGGCAACTGGCGTCAGCCGCTCCAGCCACCGCGCGAGCCGCCGCTGGCCGAGGACCTGCCCGTGGGCGAGCTGCCCGCGAGCGGTGAGGAGCTGCGGTGAGTCCGGTCAAGAGCGGCCCGCTCGGCTTCGACATCGAGAGCCACGGCGACGAGCAGGCGGCCCGCCTGCTGCGCGAGATGGGCAAGCGCGGCGCCGACCCGCGGCCCGTGTTCCAGCAGATCGCGACCGAGTTGCAGTTCGCGGAGGGTGCCTGGTTCGCCAGCGAGGGCGCGGGCAGCTGGCCGCCGCTGGCCGAGCGGACGCGCGCCTGGAAGGCGAGCCAGGGCCAGCCCTCGGCCCCGCTGATCGCGACCGGCGCGCTGATCCGCTCGCTGACGGTCAAGCGAGGATCGGCCTCGCGCCGAACGGTGACGACGAAGCAGCTCCGCTTCGGGACGCGCGTCCCCTACGCGGTGTTCCACCAGAAGGCTCGCAGCGGTCACTCGCGCCTGCCCTCCCGGCCGCCGCTGGTGCCAGTCGAGCGGCAGACGCGCAAGCAGATGGTCCGGGACGTGACGGCCTTCCTGATGGGCAAGGGTGAACGGCGCGAGACGAGGAGTCCCTGGTGGCCGTGAGCACGTCGATCTTCGGCCCGATGGTCTCCGGCGGGGATGTCGAGGGCTGGGTGCTCGACCTCTGCCGTCGCTGGTTCGGGACCTACCTGTCCGAGGTCGAGCGCCACCACGGGATCGAGGCGGGGACGCTCGCCCGCCCGCGCGCCTATGTCCCGGCCCAGACCTACGACAAGTGGCCCGAGGATCAGCTCCCGGCGCTGATGGTCCTCTCGCCCGGGGTCGCGGAGCTGCCGCTCAAGGAAGGGGACGGCCGCTACCGCGCCGCCTGGCTGATCAGCGTCGGCGTGCTCTGCTCGACCCGCACTCAGGGGGAGACCCACGCCCTGGCGATGCACTACGCGCTCGCCCTCCGCGAGCTGCTGCTGCAGCGGCCCTCGCTGGACGGGCACGCGGCCGGGACGATCTGGCGCAGCGAGACCTACAACGAGCTGGACTACGACGACCAGCGCACGCTCGGCGGTGGCTCCGTCGAGTTCGCGATCGAGGTCGAGAACGTGGCGCAAGCGAGCGCGGGGCCGCTGACGCCTGACGAGCCGCTGAGTCCCGACACCGACCCCTGGCCCGACTGGCCGGTGGCCGAGGAGGTCGAGGTCGAGGTCGAGGCGGTGCAACCCCCGCAGACGCTCCCGAGCGAAGGAGGCTCACCGTGACCCGACCGGGCACCGAGATCATCAGCCGCGAGCAGCCGCTCCCGCGGTCGGCACCGACCGACACCGGAGTATGGTTCGTGACCGGCGCGACGGAGACCGGGCCGGAGGTCCCGACCCTGATCACGTCGCTGACCCAGTACGAGGCGACCTACGGCGACCGCTCGGGCGGCCAGCTCCTGTACGACGCCGTCGACGCCTACTTCCGAGAGGGCGGCGCGAAGGTGTACGTCCGCGCCTTCCCCGCCGGGACGACCGTCGCCCTCAGCCAGGAGGAGCTGGAGGGGATGTCGCGGGCCGACCTCGACACCCAGGCCGCCGCCGCCGGGATCGAGGACCCCGCCAGCCTGCCGAACAAGGACGCGGTGATCCAGGCGATCCTCGACGCCGATGGCGCGGGAGTCGAGCCGCTGGCGGCGCCGGTAGCCGCCGACCTGATCGCGGCCCTGGACGACTTCACGTCCGACCTCGGTCCCGGGCAGGTCTCGATCCCCGGGGCGAGCGACAGCCCCAGCCACGAGGGCCTGCTCGCCCACGCGGCCGGGCACAACCGGATCGCCCTGCTGGAGGCCCCCGACGATGCCTCGGCGGCGACCCTGATCGCGGCCGCGGTTCTGCTGGCGGACGACCCGAACGCCCGCTACGGCTCGATGTGGGGACCGCAGGCGATCATCCCCGGCGTCGCCACTGGCACGACCCGCCAGGTGGCGTTCGCGGCGGTCGAGGCAGGCCTGATCGCCCGCTCCGACGCAGCCTTCGGGCCGAACGTCCCGGCAGCCGGGGTGAACGGTCTCTCGCGCTTCGCCACCGACCTGAGCTACCGCTACACCGACAGCGACTACGAGTCGCTGAACGAGAACGGCGTCGACATGGCGCGCCTGATCTACGGCGGCGTCGAGGCCTACGGCTACCGCACCCTGGTCAACCCCGACGGCACCGCGGCCGCCTGGCTCGATCTCGGCAACGCTCGCTTGAACATGGCGATCGTCGCCCAGGCCGAGGCGATCGCCGAGCGGTTTGTGTTCACCCAGCTCGACGGGCGCGGGCGGACGATCAGCCAGTTCGGG